CCAACCCAGACTCTCACACCTACCCTTGTCAGTTCTATTTTGACACTGACCTGTGGATAACTCTGTTGATAACCTGTGGAAAAGCTGTGGATAACTTGGGCCGGGGGAGGGGCTGTGACTGCGGCGACTACGGCATGTCCTACCTAGACACAAAAAAGATCAAAATTGAACCTTAAAATAACCCCTAGTTATCTAACAAGAAACCTATATAACAAAAGGGTCTAAGCGGTGCAGAATCTGGACCGTGCTGGTACAGTTTAAAGGACAATAGAGTCTTATTAAAAATAATGCTTGACAAATCATCAAAAGTATGGTACAATAAATAGTATATTATGTCTTTAAAGATTCTTTACCGCGCCGTATAGGATAAATTTTATATGATAATTATTAAATGTATGTCATATAAGCACGGTAACGAGACTTTAAAGAGTCTTATAAGAGGTATGTATGTCAGATGTTGATAATCCTCCTCGCCGAAAGCGTGGAAGACCGCGTAAAAGTGACGTTACAACAGTAAAAAAAGGTAATCGCAACGCTGTTGGTCGCCCGAAGGGTGACGCTGCGGTCATTAATGAATACAAAGCACGGATGTTGGCGTCTCCAAAGTCAAGAAAAGTGCTAGACACTATCTTTGAAGCAGCTCTTGACCACGATCATAAGAATCAAGCAGCGGCGTGGAAGCTTGTTATGGACAGAATACTGCCCGTTGCAGCGTTTGAAAAAGATATTGTTAAGGATGGTGGCAGAAATGCCATTCAGATTAACATTAGCGGTGTTGGTGCGGTAGATGTTGGTGAACCTAAAATTATAGAAGGTGAAGTAGTAGATGAATCTTAAACATTTTGATCCTTCAGAGTTTAACTGTCAAGTAACTGGCACCAATAACATGGAAAAAGACTTCTTAGAGAAGTTAGACGAGTTGAGAGAGGCGTGCGGGTTTCCTTTCACGATCACCAGCGGGTATCGACACCCGACTGAGCATCCAATAGAGGCTAAGAAAGACGTACCCGGCACCCACGCTCAGGGCATCGCGGCGGATATAAAAATAACAAACGCCGTGTTTCGCCTTAAGATTGTAGAGGAGGCTCTTCGTCTAGGCTTTACAGGCATTGGTATTGCTGCTGATTTTGTACATGTAGATACACGCGGGACAACGCCTGTTATGTGGACGTATTAGTGGATCTTAATATAGAACTACTGCCTTGGCAACAAGATGTTTGGGCAGACAGTACTAGATTTAAAATAGTTGCAGCGGGACGACGTACTGGTAAGTCCAGATTAGCTGCGTGGATGTTAATTGTTAACGCACTACAGGCGGATAAAGGTCATGTATTTTACGTCGCACCTACTCAGGGACAAGCCAGAGACATTATGTGGTCCACCCTGTTGGAACTGGGGAATCCTGTTATTAGCGGTAGTCACATTAATAATTTGCAAATTAAGCTTGTCAACGGTGCTACCATTAGCCTAAAAGGTGCTGACAGACCAGAAACAATGCGTGGTGTTAGCCTTAAGTTTTTAGTGCTAGACGAATACGCAGACATGAAACCTGACGTATTTGAACAAATCCTGAGACCTGCACTTGCGGATCAGAAGGGTTCTGCGATGTTCATAGGAACACCTATGGGTCGCAACCATTTTTATGAGTTGTACAAATATGCGGAGTTAGACGATGATCCGACGTACAAAGCTTGGCACTTTACTTCTTATGACAATCCATTATTGGACCCGGACGAAATTGATATTGCTAAAAGGTCTATGTCTTCTTATGCGTTTCGCCAAGAGTTTATGGCGTCGTTTGAAGCGCGTGGGTCAGAGATGTTTAAGGAAGACTGGGTACAGTTTAGTGAGGATAAGCCGGAAATAGGAGATTACTACATTGCTGTTGACTTGGCAGGCTTTGAAGAAGTCAACAAGAAGAAGACTAAAAATTCCAAGCTTGACGACACAGCGATCGCCGTGGTTAAGGTCAATGAGCATGGTTGGTATGTTGACAATATTATATACGGTCGATGGTCACTTGACGAGACAGCACTTAAAATATTTCAGGCCGTTAGAGATTACCGTCCCGTATCGGTTGGAATCGAAAGAGGTATTGCTAAACAAGCAGTAATGTCTCCTTTGATGGACATGCAGAAACGCTATGGCATGTTCTTTAGAGTAGAAGAACTTACTCACGGCAACAAAAAGAAAACAGATCGTGTTATGTGGGCGTTACAAGGACGATTTGAAAACGGATACATAACGCTAAACAAGGGAGAATGGAACAGTAGGTTTCTTGACCAGTTGTTTCAGTTTCCAGACCCATTAACCCACGATGACTTAATTGATGCTTTAGCGTACATTGATCAGGTAGCAAATGTGGCTTACGACTACGATTACGAAATTGAAGACCACGAAATTTTAGACGTAGTAGCAGGATACTAGGCTCCGCAGGAGATGCAGAACTATGAGTGAACTATACGATAACGATCCTCTGATGATCCAAGAAGCCCTAGAAGACTGGGTTATAACTAAATGTGAAGATTGGAGGGATTACTACGAAAGCAATTATGAAAATAGATTTGAAGAGTATTATAGACTATGGCGTGGTATATGGGACCCTGCTGACAGCCAGCGTGGGTCTGAGCGTTCCCGTATTATTTCTCCTGCACTACAACAGGCAGTTGAGTCTAATGTAGCGGAACTAGAAGAAGCTACGTTTGGACGTGGTAAATGGTTTGATGTTAGTGATAACTTTGGTGACACTGACAAGCAAGACGTACAGTTTCTGCGTAACAAGCTTACGGAAGACTTTGAAGACTGTATGGTACGAAAGGCTGTAGCTGAATGCCTTATTAATGCTGCAGTATTTGGTACAGGCGTTGGCGAAATTGTTATTGAAGAAATAAAAGAAATGGCTCCGGCTACTCAACCAATTATGGGAGGTGATCTTCAAGCTGTTGGTGTTAACATCACAGAACGTGTCAAGGTAAAACTTAAACCTGTACTGCCTCAGAACTTCTTAATTGATCCTGTAGCTACGTCTGTAGAAGATGCTTTGGGTGTAGCTATTGATGAGTTTGTCAGTATGCACCAAGTAGAATTACTGCAAGAACAAGGTGTGTACCGTGATGTTTATGTTGGTCCTGCTGCTCCTGACACGGATCTAGAGCCTGACCAAGACATTACTATTTACAACGACGACAAGGTTCGACTCACTAAGTACTACGGTTTAGTGCCACGAGAGCTTCTAGATGCCGCTACAAGCGACGATGATGAAGAAGTAGTAGGTGAGGAAGGGTCTGAATCAAAGTACGTAGAAGCCGTTGTAGTGATCGCTAACGGGGGTATTCTTCTTAAGGCTGAAGCCAATCCTTATATGATGATAGATCGTCCTGTTGTTGCGTTTCCTTGGGACGTAGTACCCGGAAGATTCTGGGGTCGTGGAGTCTGCGAAAAAGGCTACAACAGTCAGAAAGCACTTGACACAGAACTACGCGCACGTATTGACGCTTTGAGCCTCACTATTCATCCTATGATGGCTATTGACGCTACTCGTCTACCACGCGGGGCAAAACCAGAAGTACGTCCCGGTAAGATGATCTTAACTAACGGAGACCCACGTGAAGTACTTCAACCGTTCAACTTTGGTCAAGTTAATCAAATTACTTTTGCCCAAGCCGGAGCATTGCAGCAAATGGTACAGCAAGCAACAGGAGCCGTTGACTCAGCAGGAATTGCAGGTCAAGTTAATGGCGAAAGTACTGCCGCTGGTATTAGTATGTCTCTTGGCGCTATTATTAAACGCCATAAACGTACACTAATTAACTTCCAGCAATCGTTCCTAATTCCGTTTGTTAAGAAAGCAGCCTATCGGTACATGCAGTTTGACCCTGAAAACTACCCTGTTGCTGACTACAAGTTCAACGCAAGCAGCACTTTAGGTATTATTGCTCGTGAATACGAAGTTACTCAGTTAGTTCAGTTGCTACAGACTATGGGTAAAGATTCACCGTTGTATAACACACTTATCCAGTCTGTTGTAGATAACATGAACTTATCTAATCGTGAAGAACTTGTTGCAGCACTAGCCCAAGCTTCGCAGCCTAACCCTCAAGCACAACAGATGCAACAACAGATCCAACAATTGCAGATGCAGTTCCAGCAATCACAAACTGCGGCGTTGTCTGCTCAGGCTCAAGAGTCACAAGCACGTGCTGCTAAGTTAGCTGCGGAGGCTCAAGCAGTACCGCAAGAACTAGAAATTGACAAGATCAATGCTGTCACCCGAAACCTTCGTGAAGGTGACCAAGAAGATAAAGAGTTTGAACGCCGCATGAAAGTGGCTGATACTCTTCTCAAAGAAAAGCAAATACAAGGTAAGACTAATGTTAATAACGCAAAAGGAAATGCAGCTCCTGCTAGACCAGATCAACAACAAGTTCAGCGACCAGTTCGCCCGACTGGACCAGTTGGAACGCAAGGTGGAGGAACTATCTAATGTCCAACAGAAGAGCAGACCCAAGACTAGAGAGAGCGGGAGTAAGCGGGTACAACAAACCAAAGCGGACGCCTAAGCACCCTACTAAAAAATTTGTTGTTGTAGCTAAAGAAGGCGATAAAATTAAAACCATTCGTTTTGGCGACAAAAATATGAGTATTAAAAAAGACCAGCCTGCACGACGAAAGTCGTTTAGAGCGCGTCACAAGTGTGACACAAATCCACCCAGCAAACTTACGGCAAGGTACTGGTCTTGTAAAAACTGGTAATAAAAGCCGTGAGGCTAAAGCACGTCGTGATGACGTTAGGAGAACACAATGCGAACACTATTAGTAGCAGTAATGCTGCTGTCGTTACAGGCATCAGCAGACACTAAGATTCTCATAAAAAAAGCAGATCAGCAGTACGTAGTTATACCAAGCTGCAACGTATCTGAAGACGTAACTCAAGTAGCAGTACAACGACTTCGAGTAGGCGCGCCAGTATACATAAGACACAAAGGACGACAAGTCCGGTGTACGATAGAAGACTTTTACAAACTAAGGAGCTAAGACTATGCCAATGGGACCCGGAACATACGGAAGTAAAGTAGGACGACCACCTAAAAAGAAAAAGAAAGTTATGCCTGTAAAAAGAAGTAGAGGTACAGGAAGCCGAAGGGGTAAATAATGCCACGCAAAACTCGAACGGGCGGTGCAAGTCGCCCTAAGAAAAAGTCAGGGCCTACACCTAAAAACAAAGCATTGTACGCTAAAGTTAAAGCAGAGGCTAAACGTAAGTTTGACGTATGGCCTTCTGCGTATGGTTCAGCGTGGTTGACTCGTGAGTACAAAAAACGTGGTGGTACTTATGTCTAGAAAGCGCCAAACAGGAGGGGCTAGTCGTCCTAAAAAAGGCTTAACCAAATGGTTTGCCGAAGAGTGGGTGGACGTTAAAACGGGTAAACCTTGTGGTCGAAAGTCTACAAAAAAGACTGGTCCTAAAAAAACCACACGTCCGTACCCTTCTTGTCGTCCTAAAGCTGTTGCCGCTAAGATGACCAAAGCTGAAAAAGCTTCTTCTGCTAGACGTAAGACTGGACCTAAAGCAATTAAACATGCAGTCACAGCATCAGGACGTAGAAGAAAAAATACAAGAAATGCTTGACATTTAACAAAATGTATGGTATAATATAACTATACAGTAAACTTTAGAGGAAACTATGACACCCGAGCTTGAAACATACTTTAACAATTACAATGAATTGTTTAATCATGAAGGTTTCAAACAACTCGTTAGCGAACTTTCCAACAATGCAACGCAGTTAGCAGACATTCAAACAGTTAAAGATCAGGAAGACTTGTACTTCCGTAAAGGTCAAGTAGCTGCTTTCGCTACTGTTATTAATCTACAAGGTACTATTGAAGCTGCTCGTGATCAAGCAGAAGCAGAGGCTGAAGAACCCGTAGATGTATAAGATATATGACTTCCGTTGTACTAACGGACACGTCTTTGAAGAAATGGTAGAGAGTACCGTTACAACCAGTAGGTGCGGTTGTGGCGCGAATGCTACACGTATGGTATCTGCCCCGTCCTTTCACTTAAATGGCGCTGACGGTTCATTCCCCGGCGCTCACATGAAGTGGGTCAAAGAGCACGAAAAAGCAGGTAAACAATAACATCTCCATAATGATAACGATCACGGAGTTTAATCATGTCTAGAGCAACGATTCTAGATCCCCGTCCTGAAGAGGAAAACGCGGATCAAATCGAACAAAACGAAGTTAACGAGATTCAACAAGAAGCAGAAGTTGAGCAACCTCAGCCAGAAGAAACCAGCTTACCAGATAAGTACCAAGGTAAGTCTTTAGAAGAAGTTGTACAGATGCACCAAGAAGCTGAAAAGCTGCTAGGTCGTCAGTCTTCTGAAGTAGGCGAACTTCGTAAAGTGGTGGATGATTACATTGCTACTCAAACACCCTCAGCACCTCAACAGCAACACGTTGAGCCTGAAGACGATATTGACTACTTTACGGACCCTCAAGCAGCCGTCAATCGTGCTATTGAGAATCATCCTAAGATTAGAGAAGCACAGCAGTACACTGAGCAGTACAAAAAGCAGTCGTCACTTGCTACGCTTCAAGCCAAGCATCCAGACATGCAGACGATCCTTAGTGATCCTAAGTTTGCAGAATGGATCAAGGCATCTAAGATCAGGACTCAGTTGTTTGTAGCAGCTGACCAACAGTACGACGCTGACTCTGCTGATGAATTGTTTACACTCTGGAAAGAACGTAAAACAGTTGCACAGCAAACTGCCCAAGTTGAAAAACAGGCACGTAAGCAGACACTCAAGGCAGCTAATACAGGCAACGCACGAGGCACTGGAGAGGGTTCACGTAAGAAGGTATATCGCAGGTCCGACATTATTAAACTAATGAAAACAGACCCTGAGCGTTACCAAGCATTGTCAGACGAGATACTGACAGCATACGCGGAGGGTCGGGTCAAATAATCTAAAGGAGATTAATCATGGCTGGCGAAACTTCCGGAACTTACTTCACAGCAAATGCTGTGGTAGACAAAACAGCAGCAGGTACTTTCATTCCAGAAATTTGGAGTGACGAAATTATTGCTGCATACCAAAAGAACCTCAAGATGGCTCCTCTTGTCAAGCGCATTCAAATGTCTGGCAAGAAAGGCGATGTAATCCACATCCCTAAGCCTACTCGTGGTTCAGCTTCTGCTAAGGCGGAATCAACTGCGGTAACAATCCAAGCGAACCTTGAGTCAGAGTTGACTGTCAGTGTTGACCGTCACTTCGAGTACTCACGTCTTATCGAAGACATTGTAGAAGTACAGGCTCTCAACAGCCTCCGTCAGTTCTACACTGAAGATGCTGGCTACCAGCTTGCTCTTAAGGTAGACACTGATCTTATCAATGCTGCTACTGGCTTTGGTGATGGTACTCGTACTCAGACTCCAGCTAACACTGGTGCTAACTGGGTTAACAGCAACAGCTATTACTTCAATGCCGCTGCTGGCCTTGCTGCTTATGCTGTTGACACTGTAACTTCAGGTGACAACTTCACTGACCTTGGTTTCCGTGAAGCTATTAAGCTGATGGACGATGCTGACGTACCTATGGAAGGTCGTTGCCTCGTAGTCCCACCTGCAGTACGTAAGTCTCTGATGGGCATTGAGCGTTACGTGTCTTCTGACTTCGTTGGTGGTCGTGGTGTAGAGTCTGGCCTTATTGGTAACCTCTACGGCGTAGACATTTACGTTTCAAGCAACGCTCCAGTTGTAGAAGCAGCAGGTCAAAACAGTGCTTCTTCTGATGACACTCGTGGTTGCTTGTTCTTCCACTCTGACGCTCTTGTTATGGCAGAGCAAATGTCTGTCCGGTCACAGACACAGTACAAGCAGGAATACCTGTCAACACTGTTCACTTCGGACACTCTGTACGGCGTAGAAGTATACCGTCCAGAAGCTGGATTCATCCTCGCAGTTTGCGACGAGTAAGTCCACTAGGGGGTCAGCAATGGCCCCTTTTCCTTTCTCCTCCTTCTTCTCTGCAATAGGACTTTCCAATGTCGAACTACTCTAAGACTACAGACTTTGAAGCTAAGGACTCGTTACCTACAGGCGACTCAGGAAAGATTATCCGTGGCGCTGAATTTGAAACAGAGTTTGATGCAATCTCCACAGCTATTGCAACCAAAGCTGACACAGCAGGGCCTACGTTTACCGGAACCCTGACCTTTGAAACTATTTCTGACGGAACCATTGGTGTTACTGCATTCGTTGACGAAGACGATATGTCGTCCGACAGTGCAACTCTGGTTCCTACACAGCAGTCCGTAAAAGCGTACGTTGACTCACAAGTCACTGCACAAGACCTAGACTTCCAAGCTGACTCTGGTGGTGCGCTTAGTATTGACTTGGACTCTGAGACACTGACCTTCACAGGCGGCACTGGTGTTGATACGTCTGGCTCAGGTAATGCTGTTACCTTTGCTATTGACTCTACCGTTGCCACACTGACTGGCACTCAGACGCTGACTAACAAAACTCTCACGTCTCCTGACGTAAACACTCCTGACATTGATGGTGGTACTATTGACGGTACTGTCATTGGTGGCACTACTCCTGCCGCTGTCTCTGCTACTACTGTTTCTGCTACAGGCAACATTACTGTAGGCGGTACTGTAGATGGCCGTGACATAGCTACTGACGGCACTAAGCTAGACGGTATTGAGTCTGGTGCTACTGCTGACCAAACAGCCGCAGAGATTCGTACACTGGTTGAGTCCGCTACTGACTCTAACGTCTTTACCGATGCAGACCATACGAAACTTGATGGCATTGAAGCAGGCGCTACAGGCGACCAAACCAATGCTGAGATTAGAGCCGCAGTAGAAGCCGCTACGGACTCCAATGTATTCACTGATGCAGATCACAGTAAGCTAGACGGTATCGAAGCCTTAGCGGACGTAACGGACACAACTAACGTCACTGCCGCTGGTGCTGTCATGGACAGTGAGTTGACCAATGAGACTGCTGTTAAGTCTCTGGATCAAGGTGTTGCTACTACTGACACTCCAACCTTTGCAGGTCTTGCGACTTCTGCCAACGTAACCTTCGGCGACAACGACAAGGCTATCTTCGGTGCTGGCTCAGACCTACAGATTTATCACGATGGTGCTGTTTCTAGAATTTCTAGTAGTGGTACGCCTCTTAGAATTACAAACGGAGTTGATGCAATACAACTTCGAGCATCTACTTTGCAGTTGCAAGACAATAGTGGATATGACTACATAACCACGGCTGATAACGGCAACGGCGGTACTGTCCGACTATTTCATAATGCTTCAGAAGTACTAGAAACCACCTCTACAGGCATCGACGTAACGGGTACTGTGACGGCATCTAGTGGCGCATCAACGTTTAACTCTGACTCTTCTGCTAACACAGTTAATTTTGATGGCAGGTCGTCTGACAATATTTCGCAGTTAAATTTCAGGCCAAATGGTGGAGCGTCTAATTATTCACAAATACAAAGTCGGTCTACTGAACTGTTTGTTAAAACAATAGCAAACATTCCTATGAGTTTACACACTAATAATACAGAGCGATTAGGAATAGCTAATAATGGCGACATTAGTTTCTACGAAGACACTGGCACAACTGCAAAGTTAACGTGGTCGGCGGCTAATGAGTCTTTGGAAATTGATGGTCAAATTGGCATAACTAATTTTGATGCTTTGAAGCTGGGAACTGCTCATGGAGGCGGAGCAAGTATTGCTTATGCTGGTGATGGCAACTTAAAAGTAAACCCACGAAGTGGATTCAGCACTGTTTTTGAAAGCGGCAACGTCGGTATTGGTAGTTCGTCAGTAAGAGCAAAGCTAGATATTGTTTCGTCAACTTCGGCAACACCTACAGATTTTAATGCTTCGAGTATATTTATAGAGGAAACAGGCAACAATAAATATGCTGGGCTTACATTTCTTGGAGGCAATAACTTAGGAAACACAGGCACGGTAGCAAAGCTATTAGTTCAAAACACTAATACTGCTGGAGGCTTTGAGGGAGCAATGATGTTCTCTACAAGAAACTCTAGTAGTAGCATGGTTGAACGCATGCGTATCGACTCAAGCGGCAAGGTTGGAATCAACAGTCAAAGCCCAGTTGCTATTTTAGCTTGTGAAAACACTGGCTCCTTAACTATAGACTCTAATGATGGCGACCATACTGGCTTTGGTTTATTTGTAGGCAAGGAATCGTTTTCTGCAAATACAGTCAACACGGCAATAGGTTTCGGTAGACCATCAAGCGGTAGAAAATACGCGGCTATAGGCGTACAAACTTACAGCGACCCCGACCAAAATGGCTTAAATTTCTACGTTCAAGAAACCTCAGGTGGTGGTTCAGCGCAACTTAGTGAAGCGATGCGTATTACGTATCAGGGCAACGTGCTGGTTGGTAAGACTGGTACAAGTTTTTCAACCGCTGGTAGTCGATTAACGCCTGATGGTGGAGGTCAATTTATTGTCAACGAAGCCGCTTGTATAGAAGTCAATCGACTTTCTAACGATGGTATTCTAGTTGGGCTGTACAAAGACGGCTCAGCAGTCGGAGCAATAAGCACTTATGGTTCGGGCCTTGTAGTCGGAAATGCCAACTCGTCTGCTTACGCAAACATACGCTTTACAAACAATGAAGTATTCCCTTGTACAACAAGCGGTGGAAATAATGACGATGCCATCGACTTAGGTAAGAACAACTCTAGGTATCGTGATATTTATGCGGGCAACGGCACAATTAACACGTCTGACCGTAACGAAAAGCAAGACATTGAAGAGCTGTCAGATGCAGAACAACGTGTCGCTGTAGCGTGTAAAGGATTACTACGTAAGTTCCGCTGGAAGTCTTCAGTAGCAGACAAAGGTGACGACGCACGTATCCACTTCGGCATTATTGCTCAAGACTTACAAGCCGCATTTGAAGCAGAAGGCCTAGACGCTGGACGTTACGGAATGTTTATTAACTCAACTTGGACTGATGAAGAAACTGGTGAAGAGCGTTCACGAATGGGTGTGCGTTACTCTGAGCTACTTGCCTTCATCATTGCCGCTATTTAACTAGGAGAAAACTAATGGCTACATGGACTATAGCTAACCTTGAGCGTAACTTGGCAGACGGCGGTGTAACCGTTGCACACTGGCGTGTTACTGAATCTGAAACTGTTGGTACTGGCGACGACGCTGTTACCCACACTGCCTCTGCATACGGCACTGTAGGCTTTACACCTGACCCTGATGCTGATGATTTTGTTGCTTACGACAGTCTGACAGAAGAAGTAGTTATGGGCTGGGTACACGCAGAGGTAGACAAGGATGCTACTGAAGCGGCACTGACAGCTAACATTGAAGCGCAGAAGAACCCTGTGTCTGCTGATGGTATGCCGTGGTAATGCCTGAAATTGATGACAACACCAAGGTAGCTATACCGCTAAGGAACTTAATTGCTCTTGGTGCTGGCATCGTTATGGCTACTACTGCTTACGTAACGCTAGACACTCGTATTACTACGGTTGAACACAGCCAAGAAATACAGGACATGAACATACAGGAAAACTCTGCGTTTGTTCGTGAATGGCCTTTGGGTATGCGTGGTGCGTTACCAGATGATCTTATACAGAACGCTAAGATCATGGCTCTGGAAGAACGCAACGTAGAGATACACGAGTTACGCAGGCAGCTAAACAGACTAGAAGTAGAAATTGGTAAACTAGACGCTCAGGTAACTGTCGAGCAAAATAATAAGGAATAGTCATGTCAGACCTAGAGCAAGCTATATCGCGTTTAGAGTCACACGAGCGTGAGTGCAGCATTCGTTACCAAATGATCCAGATGCAACTGGACGCACACAACCAACGCTTTGACAAACTAGAGAAGATGATGACAGGAGGCTTTGCGTCTATTGCTGTTATCGTCACTGTGGCTATTGCTATTTTGGAGTTTGCTAGATGATTGAGTCGCTCATAGGGCCTGTTACAGGGCTTCTAGACAAGTTTGTGCAGGACAAGGACCAGAAGGCTAGGCTGGCCCATGAAGTTGCTACAATGGCTCAGAGACACGCTCAGGAGCTTGCTAAGGCACAGCTAGAGGTTAACAAAGTAGAAGCGGCACATAAGTCCTTGTTTGTCTCTGGTTGGAGACCTGCAGTAGGCTGGTGTTGTGTCTTGGGTATGATGGGTAACTTTATGGTTATACCGTTTACCAACTTTGTACTAGCTCTGTTGGCTATTGAAGTCACTATACCACTCATTGACCTAGAGACTATGATGCCTGTACTGATGGGTATGCTTGGTCTTGGTGCTATGCGCTCTTATGAAAAAACCAAAGGCGTGTCGAGGGAAAAGTAAATGGCAACTCCAAGATACGGTGACATTTTAGAGATAAACGGGCAGCTTGTTGAGTTTACTCCTGTTGGCTATGTGCCTGTAAAAGGCAGGGAAGGTATGCTTACTAAGCCTGCTCCTACTAAACAACCAGCACCCGCTCCGACTGGTCCTGTAGGTACGCCTAGTTCACCACCCAAGCAGATGCCGGGAAAGTCTGGGCCATTCGATCCTAATGCTCCAGTACCAACACCTGCTCCTGCTCCACAACAAACTGCACCTGTAGGTACGCCTAGCAGTGATCCTACAAAGACTCAGCCCGGTGAAACTGGACCGTTTGACCCTAACGCTGAACCACCAGCGCCTGCACCTGCTCCAGAGCCTGAAATAGAGCTTGCTCCACCTAAGCCTTTACCAGATACAAAAGATGCTGAACCTGCACCAGAACCAGAAGGCGTAACTACCTTTACATTTTTTAAAGGTGTTGAGTTAGGTGATGCAAATCCTGATTTTTTATACAAAAGAGGTGACGCAACACAAGTAACAGAATCTGAGCTACGTGAGTACTTCAATGACGAAGGCTCTAGAATGCTTCAGCAAGCCTTCGGTGACTTTGATAACTATCTTGCTTACATGACTGAGCGAGAGGGGTTAATTCAAGCTGGTGATTACGATGTTGGTAACTGGGATGAATACACCGGAGGACTAACTGAAGATGAGTTGATGATTCTTGAGGGCGAAGATCTTACTCAATACGGTGATGATGCTCAGTCTGACTACACAGAGTTGTATGGTCAGCAAATGCAGGAGCAATCATCTGCGTATGACCGTTGGGTTAACTCTGAAGCCAACCAAGCTCTTCTAGCTAAGTATGGCGTAGAAGGTACAATGTATAATAGCGATGGAGATAGTTTTAAATGGAACGGATCTGCCTACGTTAAAACTAATAAGATAGATGATAGTGTTAACATAGGAGACATTGCTAAATTAGGTTTTGCAATTGCTCTTAGTGTAGTAGCAACTCCTGCAATTGCTAGTGCAATAGCTCCCAATGCCGTTGCTGGTTCTGCTGCTGCACTATCTGCAAATGCTGCTGCCTCTTCCATTGTAAATGCAGCAACACAGTTGTTAACAACAGGACAAATAGATCCTGAAGGTGCTTTACGGGCTGCTGCAACTTCTTTCTTAAGCAACACAGCAATGAATTCTTTAAGAGAAAGTGAAGTATTTGGTCAAATTGGAGATGCTGTTAATAGCACTACAACAGATCAACTTGTAAGTGCTAACGGAGATGTTCTTGGTCAAGTTGTTAGAGACGCTGCCGGAAATATTATTGAGTCAACCGGAGTAGATTCTAGCGTTTGGTTTGCATTATCTTCTGAGACAGGAGCAATAATACAAGAAGGACAAACTATAGTTTCACAAATAGCTTCCGTTATGCCTGAAGTTCCTGACTGGTTATATGATGCTACTCAGGCAACGGTAAACGCCGTAGATTCTGTTTTTAATTCAACAAGAAGCGGTATAGGAGCTAGTGCTACTGGAAACTTAAACTTTGAACCGTCTGATGTTAGCTTTATAGATCAGTTACGCGAGGCAATCGAAAGAGAAGAAGATCCAGAAGTTAGAGAGTCTTTAGAGCAAGAGTTAAGTCGTTATGAAGAATTGCCAGAAGAAGACATACTTGCTGATACAACACAAGAAGCTACAGGTTTTGAAGACAGCGTTGTACGTGAATTGTTAGATGAATACATACAGCCTGTACTAGAATCTCTTGAAGACCAAGACTTAGAAACAGCAGGTATACAAACTGCAATAGGTACTTTAACAGAACAACAACAAGAAACACTGCAAGAGTTTGTTCGTCAAGGTGGTCAAATAGAAGAGTTAGATTCTAATCAACAACAGATTATTGAAGACCTTGGTGGTGTTAATGAAGTTGTAAGCGATCTTGCAGAGAACGTTAGTGGTCTAGAAGAAGGACTGCAACAAGCTGCGACAGAACGTGAAGACATAAGAGCCAGTCAAGAAGCAGGGTTTACTCAAGCAGAACAAGATCGTCAGCGTCTTATGGAAGCTATTGTTGAAGCACGTGGTCAGACTACAGAGCTTAGTCAAGAGATGCGTGACTTACTTGCACAATCAAATCAAACAATGCAAGAGATGTTTGAAGGTACTGGTGTTGACATTGATGAGTTACGTTCAGGACAGCTTAGTCAAGAAGAAGCTACTAATGCGCTACGTGAGTATACTCAACAAGAGTTTGGCGCTGTACGAGAAGAGCTTGCAGCTGGTTTAACAGAGGCTCAACAAGAACGCCAAGAGTTAATGGAAGCTTGGATTGCAGCTAATGGTAACATTGAAAACCTTAGCGAAGAAATGCGCGACAGATTTGAAGCTACAAATCAAACTGTAGAAGAACTTTTTGCTGGTACTAATGTTGATATTCAAGAACTACGTGATGGTCAAATATCACAAGCACAAGCTACTGACGCATTACGTGAATATACTGAGCAAGAGTTGGGCGTTGTTCGTGAAGAATTACAGGCTGGTTTAACAGAGGCTCAACAAGAACGATACGAGTTAGCTCAAGATTTAATTGAAGTAGGCGGTTTAGTTGAAAACTTAGATGCTGCTTCACAAGAACGTTTTGATGAACTTGATATAACAGTAGATAGTTTAGCTGAAGAATTTGGTGTTGATTTTGATCGTCTTGAGCAAGGTCTTTTAAGTGCAGAAGAAGCTACCGATGCTTTACAAGAATACGCTGAGGAAGAGTTTGGTGTTGTACGAGAAGAAATTGCAGGAGTAGAAAGCAGTCTTAGAGACGCTATTGAAGCAGCACAGCAGGGACAAACAAGAGAGTTAACAGAAGCAGAAGCACGGTTGTTATCAGAAATAACAGGTGTTGAAGCAGGTGTTTTGCAACAACTATCTACAGTTGAAGGTGGTCTAAATACAAGACTTAACGAGTTAGGTACTGATTTAGGTCAAGTACAAACACAACTAGAAACATCTATTGCAGGTGTTCGTGGTGAAGTACGTGACGTAGAAGCAAGTCTGCAAGACGCATTAGAAGCCCAAGCACAAGGACAAGCTAGGCAACTTACTGAAGCCGAAGCGCGATTGTTAGCTGAAATAACAGGCGGTGATGCAGAACTTCTTAGAGAAATATCTGCTCAAACTGGAGGTTTACAACAGCAGTTAAACACATTAGGTGTAGATATAACTGATGTAGAATCTCGTTTAGGACAACAGATAACAGGTCTTGAAGAACGTATTGATGCTAATACTGCACAACAGTTAGAAGAACTTACAGGACTTAGATCAGAGTTTTTAGCAACGTTGTCTGCTTCTGAAGCTGCTGCTATTGCACGTAATCAAGGGCTTAGTGATCAACTTACAGAGCAGATTACAGGCGTTAGAGGTGAAACTGCTGCTCAAATAGAAGGCATTAATGAACGTCTAACTGATCGAATTGACGCCTATGAGCAACAGACAGGCGAACAACTTGACATTGCTGCTGAAGAACGTGCTGCTCTTGGCGGTCAACTAGGCACGCTTACTTCAGATGTAGCGCGTGTTGCTGAGGATGTTATACGTGCTGGTGGTCGCATTGAGGAACTAGATGAAGCAAGTAGACAGCGTTATGAAGAGCTAGGTCTCAGTATTGATGAATTAAGTCTACGTGTTGGTGTTAACTTAAACGCTCTTAGTGAAGGCATGTTAACTCAAGATGCAGCATTACGAGAGCTTATTGAAGAAACAACACAGCAAACTGAGCAGTCACTAACAGAACGTCTTGAAGAAGCAGAGCAAGGATTTGCTACAAGTTTATCAGATACTGAAGCTAATTTGTTGTCACAAATCACAGGCGTAGAATCTGGTGTGCTACAACAACTTGCAGAAGTTGAAGGTGGTCTACAGTCTCAGTTTGGTGAGCAGTTTGATGTAGTACAACAACAAGTATCTGGTTTAGAAGAACAAGTAACAGGTCTTGGTGAAGGTATTACAGGCCTTGGTCAAGCATTAGGCGTAGGTTTGTTAGGTCTTGCATCGGCACAACCAACAGCGCAAGAGATTGCAGCAGCAATGCCACGACAGCCTGTAGAGTTTGATCCGTTCCTTAAAGGTCTTAGCCCATTCCAACCTTTAACACCTATAGCACTTGCTCCACAAAAACAAACAGACGCTTTGAGCGAACTTAATAAATTTATTGGCAGACAAACAGGAATGCTGGTATGACATATCTTAACCTTATGAACAGTGTACTACGCAGACTTCGTGAAGAGGAAACATCGTCTGTTACCAGTACAACCTACGTTAAAATGGTAGGTGACTTTATTAATGATGCTAAGACACTGGTAGGTCAGGCAGCTGATTGGTCTGCGTTGCGTGAGACTATAACAATATCTACTACTGCGTCAGACAATACATACTCGCTGACAGGTGGTGGTGACAATATTAAAGTTATGTCAATGCTCAACGATACTGAAAACTGTTTTATGGAGTATCAAACTAAAGACTGGTTTAACGAGCAATTGTACATTAGCAGTGCAGCAGAAGGCACACCACGGTACTACACGTACAACGGGTTGGACTCTAATGGCGACACACAGATCCTTGTAGGCCCAACACCAGACAGTGTGTACAGTATTCGTGTAGACACTGTTAAGCGACAAGCAGATTTGAGTGCTAACACTGATGAGTTGCTTATTCCTGCTATGCCAGTAATACACCTTGCTGTAGCGTTGTTGGCACGTGAACGTGGTGAGACAGGCGGTACGTCTACTGCTGAGTACTTTACTATTGCTAACCAGTACTTGTCTGACGCTATTGCTATTGACGCAGCAAAGCACCCTGAAGAGATGGTATTTAGGACTATCTGATATGGCTCAAGAACTTAAGAGTATTAATCTTGTAGCTCCGGCATTCAAAGGTGTTAACACCGAAGACTCGCCGTTGGCTCAAGATCCGTCGTTTGCAGAGATTGCAGACAACGCCGTGATTGACAAACGTGGTCGTATTGCTGCACGTAAGGGCCACACTGTTGTAACAACAAACAAGACTGTACTTGGTACTGATTCTTTGTACAGCATCAAAGAATATAGGGACGACGCAGGAAACACCAAGATATTCTCTGTTGGTAACAACAAGATTATCAGCGGCACAACTACACTAGTAGACGAGACTCCCGGTGGTTACTCAATTAGCGCTAACGACTGGAAGATTGTTAACTTTAATGACCATTTGTTTTTCTTTCAACGTGGTTATGAGCCTTTGGTTTACTCTAATCACGTAGGGTCTGTAGAAGCACTGTCAAGTCATCCTCATGCTACTGGCGTTGCTAGTACTATGTACGGTCATGAGGTGTTAGCGGCGTATGGCCGTTTGTGGACTGCGGACTTTAGTACTAACAAGTCCACTATCTATTGGTCTGATTTGTTAGACGGAGCAGCATGGTCAGGAGGCTCTAGCGGAAACATTGACGTGTCCAAGGTATGGCCTGACGGTTACGACGAGATTGTAGCTTTAGCAGCACACAACGGTCTGTTAATTATCTTTGGTAAGCACAGCATCATTGTGTACGACGGTGCTACTTCTCCTGCTTCTATGACTTTGTCAGATACCGTAGCAGGCATTGGTTGCGTCAACAGGGACACTGTGCAGTACACTGGTACAGACGTGTTGTTCTTGTCACACACGGGACTTAAGAGCTTTGGTAGAACAATACAAGAAAAGTCAATGCCTATCAGCAGCTTGTCCGGCAACATTACAAAAGATATTATTGCTGCACTGCAGAACGAGACACAGTTCTTTAGATCGGTATACAGCCCAGAAGAAGGATTCTACCTGTTAACCTTTACAGGTCAGGATGTAACGTATTGTTTCGATGTACGAGGTACGTTAGAGAATGGATCATACCGTGTGACTCGTTGGCCGTCAACTAAGTTTACATCGTACACACGATTAGAAGACGGTACGCTACACGTAGGTACAACTAACGGTATCAGTACGTATACAGGTTACAGCGATAACGGCAGTGGTTACAGATTTAAATACTACAGTCCAAGCTTGACATTTGGTGATAGTGCTAGAATTAAAATATTAAAGAAGCTAAAGCCTACACTGGTTGGTGCAAACAACTCAGTTGTATTTATGAAGTGGGCTTATGATTTTGATACAACATACGCAACAACAGAGTTTACGGTAGGTACGCAGATAACTGGGTTCTACGGTGAAAGTGAGTATACAACAGTAGAATTTACAGGTGGTCAGCTAACAAACCAGCGTAGCCTCAACACCACCGGATATGGAACAAGTGTGCAGGTAGGTCTAGAGTCAGAGATAGATGGCTCACCACTGTCACTTCAGGAGATTAACGTAATGGCTTTGATAGGTAAACTGCTATGAGTAATGGATTTTTTAGTGATATTTTTGGGAATATACAGGACATAGGTTCTGCTTTATCACCAGCAATTCCTGCCATTGCAGGTACATTGTTAACAGGTGAGGCTTATGACAGGCTAAGTGATGTTGGTCGTGAGGCTGAAGCGGCAGCAATGGGGCTTGCAGAGCGTGGTCTTGCTGGGTCACAGTTTAAACCGTTTACGGTGACTACTCCTACAGGTGCTATGTTTACTACACGTATGGGTGGTCAACCAACAATGCCAGTAACAAGTCCCGGTGGTTTTGCTCCTAGCCCAACAGCACCTCCATCAATGGCGTTACCTCCTTTAGGTGGCGTGGGTTCAGGCGTTATGTCAAGAGGCGATCAGTTACTTCAAGATTTGCCGCAAATGATGCAAACAGATCCTGCCTTAAAATCGCAATATGACAGCCTTCTTCAAAACGCTATAAGGTCTTATGACGCAAGTCCAATGATACCTCAAGGCGGAGCAAGATTTGCCGCAGAACAAGACGCAATGCAACAATTAAAACGCTCAATAATGAATCAAGAACGACTTACTCAGCAACAACCAACTACAGGCGGTCTTGAAGTAGGTATGACGTTATCACCTCAAGAGCAAGCTATGCAACAACAGTTGTTTGGCGGTGCAGGTGACTTCTTCGGTCAAGCACAGATGCCTACAGCAACACGTGAGCAGGCTATCTTTGAGCGTATGCGAGCAGCACAACGTCCTGAAGAGGAACGTCAACGTCTAGCACTTGAAGAGCGTTTAGCAGGGCAAGGTAGACTTGGTGTTAGCTCTGCTGCCTACGGTGGTGCTACTCCTGAAATGCTGGCTATGGCTACAGCGCAAGAAGAAGCCCGTAACAGAGCCATGCTAGGCGCTATGCAGCAGGCTCAGGCAGAGCAGGCACAACAAGCAGGACTAGGACAGCAGTTCCTTGGTGCAAGCTATCTACCGCAGGCACAGCTGTTAGCAGCAGCGCAACCAGCACAGCGCATGGCAGAGCTACAGCAACAAGCTCAGTTGTACGGTACAGGACTCTTTGGTGAGACTGCGTTGTCTGGTATTGAGTCTAGATTGTTGGCAGAGCAAGCACGTGCTAACTTACTAGGCGGCATAGGATCTAACATTCTTGCTGGTTTGTTTACACCGCAGGTTACTAAGTCCGGTACTGTTATTGATCCGGGCGGTTTTGGTAATATAGGTGAAATTATAGAAGGTGTTGGTAGCGGTCTTGGCGGATTGTTCGGTAACATATTTGGAAGGGATTAATCATGGCTAAGTTTTCACAAACATTCTTACAGGGTCTGTTACAGCCTTCTTATCAAGAGGGTTTGTTTACTGCTGCGCGTGGTATTGGTCAGGCTCCTGCTCTTCGTATGCAACAACAGCAGCAACAAGCAGAGCAACAACAACTTGCTGCTATGGACCCTACGCAAAGATTTAACTTTGCTATTGATAAGTTAAACAAAGCTGGTAAGTACGACGAAGCTGCTAGATTAACAGCTAGTAGAGACCAGTATACTTTTAATCAAGCCGAAAGAGCAGCTAAAATACAAGTAAGAGACGATAAAAAAATAATTGATTTTGTTTCTAACGGTATGTTAGCAAATCAACAAACAGAAGTGCCTACTACTTTAAAAGTAGGAGAAGAAGAAATAGTTATTCCTCCAAGGTTGCGTGACGATATTTTAAAAGAGGCTAATCTAAAAAGAGAGCAACAAGAAAGTGCAGCGGCTTCTAAAAGTGCGATGGAATTAACAGGATATTATGCAGACTATGTTAATAACAATCCTGATTTATTGGAAAAAGTCCCGTCGCTTCAGCAACACATCGACACACTTAACTCAACGGAACCTAAATCTACTTTTGAAAGAAAGGCTGCTGTGTCTGCTGTTGTTAAAGCTGTTGATGCTGATCAGAAACAAAAAACAGACGCTATGTATTCTGACGAAGAGTATGACAGACAAGCAAGGATAATTACAGAAGATCTTATAAACGCAGGTTCTAATACTCATTTCTGGCAAGACTGGATGGGCAACCGCGACATTCATGATTTTTTAACAGGCAGCGGTACAGAAGATGAGGTAGAAGTTTTTCAAGAACAAATGGCATTAGGCATTAAACAGGGTATCAAAGGCAAGACAGAATTAATTGACTTTGCTATGTCTGGTATGCGTCGTAAAATAAAAGGTCAGGAACAATCAGAAGCTATTGACGAAAACGAAAGGCTGCAACAACAACTATTTGACAGTATCGTTAAAGACTTAATGGATGAGCAAGGACTTACATTAGAACAAGCAGAGTCTCAAGCACGTATTTTAACAGGTGCTGGTCCTATTGATCCTAATCTTGTCGCCGGTGGTGGTGGCATAGCTTTATACTGAGGTTTCCATGGCTAAAGCAACCGTTAGTAAACAACCTAAAAGTTCTAATGTAGATGATAGGGAAGATTTTAAGAACCCTAAAAAAGCTATACCTAGACTAGCGCGTCAAGCAGTAGATGCTGGTGCTACTTTAAAAGAGGTAGCGGCTGTACTGAAAACAGACGAAGCTTCTGTTGGTAAGATACTAGGCATTACCCCGCAAGATGCTACTAAGATAGAGTTTTTTGTCAAGCCCGGTGATGAGTTTGATACGGACTTTGATAAAACTCCCAGCATGTTTAAGCAAGTTGTTGATCGTGCTAGATATGCTTTAGAGTCTAGAGAGCTTCCTGATGTAAGCGTTGATAAACCTGACGTTACCCTTACTGACTTAATGGCTCAGTCAAAGCCATCTTTACCGTCTGTTTCAATTCCTGAAAGACCTAGTGTCGCCAAACCCGATACTACTTTAGCCCCTGTTCGTAAAGAAATTAGTCCTATGGGTACTTACGGGATGACCCGTGAAGAATTTGAAGCAGCTAGAGGACCACGTATAGGTGATGTAAAGCGTTCAGATATAGGTGGTGTTTTAAAAGACGTAGACATTTCTGAATCTCTTAAGGCAAAGATTAATGCTTTTGCAGAATTGAATCAAAGACTATCTGAAGTTTCTAAACCAGACGTTGTTGAACAAGAAGATGCAATGGCTGGTTTGTCTGACAGCTTGAAAGAAAAAGTAAACGCCTACAGAAACTCTAAATCTGAAGAGGGTATAGGGGTTCTTCGTGAAATAGCTGGTGGTTTATCTTTACAAACCGCAGACGAACTAGAGGCTTTATACGCATCTAAGGTAAACGACACTTCTTACTCTGTTGAGAAAGACAGGATTAACAGGGAAAGGGAAGAGTTTTCTTATCTTAATCCCGGCGCTGCTGTAGCTGCAGAAACGGTTGGTATTATTCCTTCAGCATTTTTAAGCACAGCCCTTTTAACCAGAGCAGGCATTGTCAGCCTACCTAAACAAGGTGCGATAGAGGCAGGTACATACGGTTTTGCTTCAGGAGAATCTGCAGAAGAACGGTTAATTTTAGGCAGCACTAGCGCATTAGTAGGTGGTAGTGTAGGTAAAATAATTGATTCTGTTTTTAATCCTAATCTTGTAAAAACATCTACAAATCCAGATACCTTACACACACAACAAGTTGATGCGTTACAGACTGCCGTGTCTGGACAAAAAATAACCAGACCAACCGCAGAGTTAACGGACGATGATCTTGTTGACCAGTTAATTATTAGAGAGACTGAGTTTCTTGCTGACGCAGTAGGGCGACAAGGTACTGATCCTAATGCACTAGGTAACACAATGCTTCGTTTGATGCGTTATGCAGAAGAGATGGGTGTTAGTGGTAAGCAGGCAGCTAAGGTTGTAGGTAAGAACAAAAGAGTTAAGCAATTAATTAAAGATTCTAACAGGGGTTTTGATGATGTTACACAGCTTAACGCCTTTAGAGAAGACTTGCTAGACCTAGCAGCAGGTCGTCTATCTATAGATAAAGGAAGAACAATACCGGAAGCACAAAGCAGCATTGTTAAGTTTCGGCGTTTTGCATCACCACTGGCTACCTTAGCAGAAACAGTAGTAGGTCCAGCATTCTCTTCTCGTATTATTCGTGGAATGAACCGTGTAGTTCGTGGTCAGTCTGAGCTAGACGAAATGTGGAAGGGTATGGAAGGTCTAAGAAACTTAGCGGATGACGTTAAGTTTAATGACTTGATGTTGGATGCTGTTAATGCAACAAACATTGGGGCCAAAGCAGCAGCAAAATCTTTACAAGCCGCTAAGAAATACGCTGATGCTAAAATAGGTAAAGGTGCTGGTGAAAGACTGCAAAAGTTCTTTGATGATAACGTAGAGTTTAACGGTCGTTATCGTAAAGAAGTGACTGCTGGTGTTTTGTCAGATGTGTGGCTGCACTCTGCGTTAAAGTATGTAGATGACGATGTTAGTTTGCGTATCAACAGGGCAAGAGCTGCTGGTAAAGCAGAGGACGTAGCTAGTAAGAAACGTAGTCGTAAGTCTATGGAAGAGGAGCGAGCAAAGCTAGACGGAGATGAGCTAGAGTACGCTAACATCTTTGATTCTCATTGGCGTTGGCAAAGAGAAACTCTTACACGTATGGAGCTAGGTAAGCAGTTAGGTTTCCGTACATCTGGTATGCCTACTGTAGCGTTAGATGTTGATAAGCTGCCAAAGCGTCTTAGGAAAAAAGTCAAGAAAGGTGAGATGACTGCCTTAGAAGCAACAGCTAAACTTGAAAGCGATTCCTTTAAGTTGTTTGATGAGAAGATCATACGTGAAGCAATGGAACGCGAAGGTCTTTCTGATCTACAAATTAAAAACGCTATTGAAATACTAGATGACCTAGGCGTTAACGCTAACAGGGGTATGTCTCAAGAGCTAGAAGTTGTTAGAAGCTTGGGATATGTAGGTACTATTGCTAACCCTTACGGTGCGTTGATGAACGTACACGATTTATTCAACGCTGCTTTTGAGTTAGGTGTAGGTAACGTACTTAAGTCTGTCTTTGGTAAAAACAATATACGTCTTTCTGCTGATGATGTTGGTCTGGCTAGGCAGGTCTTTGGTGAGTTTATTAGACGGTCTACTAAAGGTGATAGCTCTATAACAGGAGTTAAGTTCCTAGAAAAACTAGCTAAGGGCAGTGAAGATTTACTTGAATGGTCTATGAAAGCTTCTGGTTTTTCTGGTCTTGATAAGTTCGGTAAGACAAAGATCATGGGTGCTTCTTTTAACAAGGCCAAGCAAGACATGGCTAGAGGGTCGTTTGATAGTAAGTGGGCTAACACTTTTAGTAAGGCGGAACTAGATCAACTTAAAAGAGATATAGCTGCTGGTGATACTAACAGTGAACTTGTTCGTGATCTTGTGATGTTTGATCTGTTCAGGCTACAGCCTATCAACCCAGCAGCCCAGACTTCAGCAGGACTTAAAACTCCTAACGCACGAATCTTTTACATGTTAAAAGGTTTTGCTGTCAAACAGCTTGATCTAATGGAACGTCGTATCTTTAGAGAGTGGCAACAAGGTAACAAAAAAGAAGCACTTAATAACGCAATGAAGTACCTAGTTATTTCTGGTGGTGGTTTCGGTGTTGTCAACGAAGGTCGTCAAGTGTTGAAAGGAGAAGCACCAAACCCTGAAGAAGCTGCTGTTGGTGCTTTGTATCAGATAGGTTCAGTACTTACCTTGGGTGCTATGGGTGCTAACGATTATGGCTACACCAAGTTTATGCAAGACCCTGCAAACGCTATGCTGACTAATATATTCCCGCCTGTTAGTGCTACTTTGCCTGCCGCTGTCTTAAAAGATATGGGTGAAGCAGCAACTAAAGGAGACCCACTACCAGATGAAACAATATACGCTCTTCCAGTAGTGGGTAAGACCCTTAAAGGTGTGTTCGACTAAATCTCGCAGTTGTTACCAGTGCAGGCTAACGTCTGTGATCCTTCAGTCATATCAGAGTTTTCAGAGATGTTCCAATCAATAGTCTCTGGAAACTCTGCCTTCAGTTTCTCATAAGTCTCAAGATCAACAGGCTCATAAGGTGCTTGTTGGTATGTGTGTTCACTGTATGGCAAGAACGATACACCACTGATCTTATCGAACTTGTTGTACAACCATTGACCTACCTCAAGAAACTCATCGTCCCTGTAGTAACAGGTCATTGACGGTTTGTGTTCACACCAAAAGTCCTGATAAATCTCCCACAGTTCTAACTGCTCCATAGCACCCATCTCAGAGGCCGTCACAGCCCCGTCAGGAGACTTTATAGGGAAGGAGAATACCTTGGTACTGGGTGACATTACATCGTCCTCTACAGGGATTCCTGCGGCCTCAAGGACTGTACACAATGGGTCTCTTGCGTCTGCTCGTACTCGTCTGATGTACTGTTGTGCGTATCGTGGGTGTATACCACTAGCAGAATCAACCAGTTGAGACACAGTACCGCTAGGCTTAACGGCGGTAATAGCAGTAGAAGTATTAATAGCCAGTCGGTTAGCCCATGATTTATTCGTTCCGATAGCCTCTTCACGTAACTCAGTAAGCCATGTTTTGAGGACACCTTTATCCCTCCTTCCCGACAACGTCGGATGATCCATGATTCCCGTTAACGACACACCAAGCAATGCTTCTTCCTCAGTGTTGTTCTTCCACACCTTACGTAGGTAACGGAAGTCAGTTAAGGTAGCCTGTAAAGTTCCAAGGATAGTCGCAACACGTACTTTTCGTTTAAGGTCTGACAACGTATCGGTTGCCCTGACAACAACTTCTGATAGATTGCAGAACTGGTAAGGCCGTAAGATAATTTCGCTACATGGATTAGTTCCAAAATCATAGGTAGCATCTCGTCGCTCGTTCTTTGCAGCTTGCTTTTGACTTGCGACTCTAGAGAACATACCTCGCTCTCCTGATCGGGACTCGTATAAACTTTTCCATTCATTTAGGAATGCCTCAAAGTCTGGCTTCTCTGTATAACATGCACTGTTGTTGGCTAGGCCACGCTGAGGATTGTCTTGCCACCACTGGCCTGACTTGCATCGTCGGAGTCTATCGTCAGTGAGGTTAGACAAACTGATGAGAGCGCTTCTACGCACTCCCCCGACGACAACGATCTGTGCAATCTTACAGCACAAATCGTGACATTCGATTGAGGAGAGTTTACGTCCATGAGCTTCCCGAAAGACGTCAACGGTGAAGTTAAACAGATCGACAAGAGGTTCTGGACCAGATGCTCTACCGCCGAAGGTCTTAAGGGCTGCGCCTGCAGATCGTACTCCAGATACGTCCCACTTTGGAAGCTGACCCGAATAGAGCAAGCTAATAAGTTCTCTGTATGCTTTAGCCCAGCCAATTTTAGAATCGGCGACGTGTATAACGGTATCGGTGTCATGAAATTCCTCCGCAACTTCAGGTAGTTTGGATACGTACTGACGCTCAACGCTGAAGCCTACGCCTGTACCGCACATCAGGACGTACATCATCTCGTCAAACGCTTTAGGATGATCAATAGGTAGGTAGCTACAGTTGAAGCCAGCTACGTTGTCACGATCTAGTGCTTCCCCTGCAGTCATCAACGCTCTCATACTGGGCATAACATCTAGATCATGAATGTCTTTGAACATCCCATTAGCTTCTTCAAGAGTAAGCTTACCTTTCTCAACCCAGAAGTTTAGGTACCTGTCGATTGTTTCTTCCCAAGTCTCTCGACGTTGCTCGTCTGGTAGGTAACGTGCGTAGCGGGACTTGTGAATGTATTGTTGATATGCGTCCATTAATTTAATTCCTTAATCAGTCGTTCAATGTACCATCGACACTTGCGTAAGTCTTCGATGGGTTTGCCTTTGTAATCATACCGCCACAGATACTTCAGTGCGTTGCCTTTCAGATAACCACGAAACTCATGGTCAGGCATGGATGCCTTGATAGCTTCGATGGCTTCTACTGCGCCTTTGTTGTAGTGGTCGGGTTGTTCTACTGGGTCTGCTTTCTTTCTGATAGATAAGTTGTTAAGTGCTGCAACTGTATCCCACTCTTCAGGAGTAGCGTTATCAATACTCATCCGTATTTTCTCCTAAGATAGTTCATGCTGATTGGTAGCTCATCAAAGGAACCGTCGTCTACTTCGTTGAGCATCCAGATTCCAGACCAGCTTCCGTTCGTTTGTGCGTTTAGGTAGTCTTCGCTGTGGTTGTAATAGATACCAGCAAACAAACCAGTGATGTTACTACCGTCTGCTTTACGTGCGTAGGCTATGTCTCTGTCTTGCACGTGTCCCATGATGCACGACATGAACTTCTTTTGCAACATAAGTTTTGCACACGTGACGGGTCTGCCCATGACTCCACTCGTGAAGTAGTGGCAGTACGCGATGCCATCGATGATGACTGGTTGTAGAAAAGGTACAACTTCCCAACCGGTTTCGTCTAATAAGAAATGATCATAGCTCATCAGTCCTTCTAGTTTAGGGTCAGCTTCAATAGCACGTTCTATACGCTGTTCATGGTTGCCTAACAAGAATACCATCCGTGGTGTCCATGTCTTCTTTTTGTTACTACGCAATCGCTCCTGTTCTTTGTGGATAGGTAACATGAATTGATTCATAGCTTCGATGCCAGCTTCAATGTCAAGTGTATACCGCCGTCCCTCAAAGGACTTCTTACCTACGTCATAGCTACTGAGACTTGGCATGTCCCAGTGATCCCCCAGATGAATGATAACGTCAGGCTTTGTAGCGGCTGCGTAGCGTCCAGCCCAGTACAGATGCTGGTTAGGCAGTCCCGGTTTTACTTGAGTATCAGGTATTACTAGGTGTCTAGTCATTGCTTTTTACTCCATCCGACAGGACAGGTTTCTGGTGTGTACCATGTGAATCCCTGTTTGTCTGCCCATTCTTGCATGGTGTATCTTGTTCCGTCACTTCTACGTCTTGCTCCGGGCATAGCTGTTCTTGGGTTTTGGAAGACGAAGACCAATGTCTCCTTCTCGCCAAGGCATCGGCTAATATCAACATACTTCTTCGCTTCTGCTCTGTCACGGAACCTCCCCTTAGCTTCAATATATATAGTAGAATCTATACTGTAATATACAAAGTCTGGTTCGTACGTCTTAACCTGCGTGTACGTTAGCTTGTTAACATGGTACTCGCATCTCTTGAACTTCTGGTGAAGATCATACTCGAACCAGCTATCATAACCTTTCGGTACGTTACGTCTCGTTCTCTTCACTTGGTCTTTCCCATGTTTGATTAGGTTCACGACGCAGCCAAAGCAGCCTAGCGTTCTCAATGACACGCTCTTCAGACTCTAACAACTCAACGCACTTGTTAAACATCTCTATCTCTGTCAGTCCTTCAAGGAGCTTCTGAGACTTCTTATCACCAATACCATACACACCGACAATGTTATCAGCTTTGTCGCCCATGATGATCTGACGATAGAAGAACAGTAAGCCTTCCTCTTCATTGACAGATGTTAGTTCACGCTTGTTGAAGTTGTAATGTCTGCACGGTACTTGCTGGAAGTCCTTGTCGAGACTAGCAATGATGCTGTCAGGGATGGCGGTAGCGTCGATAGCAATCAAGTCATCTGCTTCCTCATCTTCTGACACAACAGCATTCCAATCTTCGATCAGGTACTTGCGTATAGCTTCCAAGTGTACAGGCTTTTCTTTGTCCTTACGGTTACCCTTGTAAGGCGCAGTAACGGCTATGTCATTACGAAAGTTACCCTTACCTGTCAGGTAGACACGGTAGTCTGGTTCGCCGTCTATCATAGTGTATAGATCGCTTACCATATCAGACAAGAAACTGCCCGTAGTATAACAGGCAGTCTTGACTGACTCATCATTGCACTTGAATGCACAACGATAAGCCACAATGTCACCATCAATCAGAATCACAACGCTTCCGCTTCAGATACTGAGTTGTCAGCGTATTCGATCAGGTTAGTAACCTTCATCTTGATCATGGATGGTGAACGTCCTGTACCAACAGACCAGTCATAGTATCCTACAACAGCGATAGCTTCAGATCCGTTAGCGATAAGAACATCTTCAGGAATCTCAACACCGTTCTCATCCGTTAGACGCATAGGGTTGTTGCTCTTCATGGTGATAAAGAAGCCACGGTCATCGCCCTTGTTGCTAGGTGCAATACCCATCTCTTCAATGGCCTCAACAGCTTTCTCGCTGAGGTTTCCAAGCTGCACTTGATACTTGTTACTGTACTTGTTGAGCTTGTTACGCTCACACCAGTAGACGGTACCGCGTACAGTGATGGGTGGTAGTTTGTTTGCAGACATAAGTTTCTCCTTAATGAGTTTCTGCCCAATTGTTGCCTACTCTATATTCGCCGTCTAATGGACACCGTAGGCTGAGTGTCTCTCCGGCAAGCTTGATAGCACGTACACCCATACGTCCAACCGTATCAGCGTAGTGTGCTGGTGTTTCTATTTGCCATTCGTCATGGACGTTAGCAACAAATCTGTGTGGTATGTACAGTAACTTAGCATTCAAGATTGTCAAGGCTTCCTTCATAACGATAGCTCCAGCACCTTGAAGTAATGTATTCAAGGCGGCGTGTTCTGATCTGACTCTGAGTTTTCGTCCGTCGAGTCCAACAAGGACGCCCGATGCAGCCTGTCCGAGAGTATCTCTTCTAACTCTTTCAAGAGACGGCGTGTTAGAAAGAAATGTTTCTTTAAGTCTGCGTCCAGTAACGCTATTTCCTCCAACGATAGCTCCGATCTTAGCATCTCCGGCTCCATACAAAAACGCATAAATGAATGTTTTCGCAAGAGGGCGGCTCTCAAGTTTAGCTGCTCGTTGATTAGCCGTATGAATATCGCCATTGAGTATTTCATTAGTGTAGTCTTCGTCGTCCATGTAGTGAGCTAACATACGTAACTCTAAACCGCTGGCGTCGATGCCAACTAACTTGTTACCTTCATCCACTGTCCAACATGATCGACACTCTGTACCGAACGGTGCGGATACTGCTGGCACTTGTGCCATGTTAGGTGACTGATGTGTCATGCGTCCTGTCACAGCTCCGTTGGTAATGACTCTGCCATGTACTCTACCATCGTCCTTCACTGCTTTCAACCATGAATCTATTTGAGCTACCCGCTTCTGTAACATCATGTAACGTGCAACAGCCTTGGCTTCGGGAAGATTTATCCCATCAAGTACCTTCTCATCAACGATGATGTTTCCCTTCTCAGTCTTCTTGTCAAACTTGACACCCAGACCTTGTAGTCTCTCAGCTATCTGCTTCCGTGAGCCGGGATTGAATACTGTTACCTTGTCCTTCAGTTGCTTACCTGTCTTCTCTGACCAACGTTCTTCAACGATGGGTGGGAAGATAGCTTGTAGCTCTGCTTCGATGTTGTTCATCTCAAACATAAGATCCATCATCAACTTCTCTGCATACGGTACGTCAAGCTTAAAACCGTTACGTTCCTGCTCAGTGGCGATCCAGCCTACACGATGCTCAAGATCAATACATTTCTCAGAAAAACCCTCTTTAAATAGCTGCATATCCAACCACCTGTGAACCTGTTCAGTCAGTTCAACGTCAGCGATACAGTACTCGATCATCTCGTCTGTTAGTCCACCGTCGTAGTCTGTGAAGTCGAGCTTCCCTGTTCCTCCAAGGATTGTTCCCCAATTACGCAGTGAATGTCCCCCGTCTTGGCTGGGATTGTAGAGTCTGGAGAGGTAGAGAGTGTCCACAACAAGATGCCTAGCAACCCGTACGTTCCAAACACGATCAAGAATACCCACGTCGAATCCGATGAGGTTATGTCCAACGATTTTGTCTGCATTATTCAACACCTTCTGCAATGTGTCTGGTGAGGTGTGAACTTGTATATCGTTCTTCACCTTCGTAACGGCACACCAGATCGTTAAGTGATCCAAAGTGGTTTCTATATCCAAGTAACAGGTATTCATGGTATTTCTCATTCAGTTCGTTACGTTCAGCGTCGTGGTTAAACTTCTGATAAGTCTCCATCAACTGTTCCTGTTCCAATATCCAACTCCCAATCTTGCTCATGGTAGATCATCTCCTCTAGGTCTGCGAGTGTACGTAGATCGGCGCGGTCGATTACATCACCGTCATCAAGACTAACAGCGAAGCATTTGTTGCACAAGTCTACAAACTCTTGGCTAACAGCAAACCGTCTTGTTGCTTCGTAGTCTGTTAGCTCTACGTCACACGCTATACATCTCATTCAATAAGTTCCTCTACTGGCGTCAGCTTATGCTGATCTAAAAAGTAGGCTGGTTTACCTCTACCAAAAGGATCGCCCCAGTTTTCCTCTTGTACTATCTCATCATAAGTAGCATAACCTACTGCAGTATACTCAGGAAACTCTCCCACTACTAGTAGGTAAAGATCACATTGATCGTTCTTCTTGTGAGGCATGATGATAAGTCTGCCTGTCCTGTACTTGGTTGTCTTAACATCAACAGTCTTACCGTTACATATCAAGTCATGAGTGGGTAGTTCATGAGCTTGAAAGTCTGTCTCAATATCGTAGTACACATTGAGCATCTTTGCTGCTGCCATCTCAGAACCAACACCGTCAACATCAGCATCTTTATATGACTTAGTAAATAAAGTTTCAGACAGTTTGTTGTTGAATCCTTTATCTCTCGCATTTTCATAACGCATACGAGCGATAGACTCACAGACCTTTTGTTCGTTTTTTCCTAGCTTATAAGATAGCACTATCCTTCTCCTCACGCTGTGTCAGTCGTCCAGTAGCCTCGTTGTAGAATACCTCACACGCCTTCCCTGTCTTACCCGTGTATCTGTTCTTCAACACACGCAGCACGGTCGTGTTTCTGACAACAGGATCATCACTCTGACTGTTACGCTCAGCACCAATGACCGCATCAGACAGCTGTGCAATCGACGCAGAGCCACGTAACATACCAAGGCTAGTGACAGCACCATCCTCCAACTGCTTCCCTTCAGGGCGTCTCAGGTGGCTCACAAGGAACATACAAATACCCATCTCCTGAACGAACGTCCGCAGCTTAGTCATGATCATATCCAAAGCACGTCGCTCATCACCGTTGCTCTGGTCAGACACCAAGATAGAGACGTGATCGAGTACGATATAACGTACGCCTAGTACCTTGACAAAGTATCTCATCCTGCCCAGTACGTTTTCTATCTCGTTACTGCCGAAGTGTTCCCAGAGATAGACACGGTTCTCATAGTCCATCGTATCGTAGACTAGATCAATGTCAGTGTCGTTGTACTCACAGTCTGGAAGGTGGATAGGCTTGTTCAGTTCAAGACCTACAAGGCCACGCATGGTACGCTCAGGTGTCTCCTCAAGAAACATCAACCCAAGGTTGTCCTCAGACTGTGCCATAATGGAACTGACTATCTCACGCAGCAGTGTACTCTTACCCAGTCCAGAGCCAGCACAGATAGTTACCAACTCAGACGTGCGTATGCCGTACAAGTGTTTGTTCAGTCCATCGAACGGATACTGTACCTTCGCCTTGGTGAGTGGCTTTTTGATCAGATCGCGTAGCTCACCGGCACCAACGATACCTTCAGGTGTGTACGGCTGTGCTGACCAGAACGCTTTGGTGTATAGCTCTGACTGATTGTTAACAAGGTAATCACACGCATCCTTGTAGCCGTTGACGTGCTTAACAATCCTTGCCTTGTTACCGAACAGATCAGCACACTCCTTCGCTGCCTTCTGTCCCGGCTCGTCAGCATCGAAGCAAAGCACAATGTTCTCGAAGCTGTTCAGCCAATCATAAAAGAGGCGACAGTCTTTTGCCGCCGACGTTGCACCGTTACGGACACTGACAACGGGATATTTACTGCCTGTCATTTGATGAGCCGCTAACGCATCGTACTCACCTTCAACGATAGTCACATACTTACCACCTTCAGGAAACAAGTGCTGTCCATACAAGCCAGCCTGCTTCCAATCTCCAATGATGCTGAACCGCTTGTCAGGGTTGCGTACCTTGGCAGCTATCGGCTTTGTTGGATCTTCAGGGTTGTAGTAACCGAATGTTGTAACATCACCCTGCTTAAGTGCTGCGTACTTCTTCGCCGTTGTTCCTGTAATGAGACGGTCAGTAATGGATCTGTACTCCGCCGTGATTAAACGGTGTTCTGTCTGGCTAAACGATGGCTTTGGTGCATCGCTGATAGATCCTAGCTCTCGTACGTTTTCCCGTACGTTAAACTTATCGGCTTTGGTGTACTTGCTACAGTTAAAACAATAACTAGAGCCGTCCTCATTGTACGCTAACGCATCACTGCTGCCGCAGTCTGCACAAGGCTGGTGTGTTTCAGTGAAGGCCATGTCTGCCTGCTCCCATGTCGCTGTACAATTCATCAATCTCACCGTCGTCCATTGACTCTAACAACTCAGTGAAAAACCCACCTGCAATGTTCAACGCTTCCGTTACGGTTAACAAGTCCAACTGCCGTTCAACAAGTTCCAGTATCTTCTGCTCTTTAGAGATACTCATAGGATAAATACCTTATAAGATAATAAATTTAAGATAGTCTTATATGCTTTCTGCATAGAGTCTAACATCACTCTTCGTGCCTGTACAAGTCCTCTTCTTTAATATGTTCAACAATCTTGTCATAAGTTTTGTCGCTAATATGCTCCACTATTTCTGATCCGTACCACTTGACAGATGTTAATTCAATAAACTTGTCGCGTCTGTCGAAGTGATACTGAACCTGAACATCAATGGTTAAGTCTAGGTCGTACATGTTACACTCCCTCATAAATCACCTCCGTTGTGTGCTTGACAATTCGGTATCGTTTACCGTTGCCACGTTTAGAATATACGTAGTCCTTCGCTTGATCAATACAGTCTATCGACCACACCTGCGACCATACATCATCGTATAACTCTACGGTATACATAACATTCATTCCAATCATGTCTCTCTCCTAGTCAAACGTTAAAACAAAATGACCTTCTTCAGGCATACTTGCATCATCTACACGGTACGTAAAGTGTGTGATCTTCACTGCGTTAATAAGCTGCAAGTCATCCTCACCTCTACTGTAACAAACCTCTTGTTTCAAGTAACGATCATCCATGCGTAACAATGTTTCAATTAACTTTTGATATGTCATGCTTCCATCTCCATCCGTCCAGATATTTCTATGCGTAACCACCCAAGCCAAACAATATACGAGAACGTAATGTAATCATCTGGTGGTGCATACATGGTTGATACTTTAAATCGTTTTGTCAAGTATATATCGACAGTGTACTTACCAAACTCGATGATGATCCCATCGCTGCCAAAGTTTGTTGTGCATCCGTAGTACTTCTTCGCCGTTGTGATTCTCATTTGTCACCCTCGTCTAATACAATGCTTTTTAGTTCCTCATTCAAAAAATAAATATCGTGATCATAAATTTCTGTTTTAAGTAGTTTCAACGCTTCGTCCTCCGTTTTTGCATTTACGTAATAAACTTTTTCATTTGTTTCAATAGTCGTTATCTGAAACTTTTTCATCTTAACAACCTCCCTTGTCGCTGTAAGTCCCGTCGCAGTGCTTTACGTCGTGCCTTACGCTGTCGTCTGCGTCTCGCTCGTGGGTCTGAATACTTCTCATAAGCCCAGCAAAGGCCGGCCCAAACCGGAACAAAGCTAAACAGAATCGCAATGTCAAGTAGTGTTGGATTCATGCTGTCACCTCCAGTTTAGGTATCTCTGCACCGCGTCTACGTAATACAACGCCGTGCAATAGGATATGTGTTCGCGTCATGTAATCGGTAGGGTTTGCCATGCTCTCTTGTATCACGTGCGTAGGTAATCCCACCAATAGAGATAAATAGTATTGTTTAGCTGTCATTACGCCACCTCTTGCTTGTTAAATTTGTCGTTCAATGTGAGCATAATCGCTTGATAAATCAACTCATACGCGATCAATGTCATCATCTGATTAGCGCTTTCAAATTCTATACCGTGATTGAACGCGGCATCCTCTGCATCATTAAACAGTGCTGAATCAGCGTGGCGCATCATCGTCACCAGATCCCATGCCATGCCGTAGTAAATCACATATTGGCTGCTGTCTGCTAATTCGTGTGCAATATCGTGCCAGTCATCTTGATCATTTAGGTCATGCTCATAGTTGAACCATACGTCATCACATAGCGAGTCAACGTAGTTATCAAATTCTTGTAAGTTGTTCATTGTCATTTCTCCTAGTAACCTAACCATTCAAGTACTTCGTTTGATTTGTAAACTGATTTGCTTCCTACTTCTTCAACAAATTCTTCCCAGTCTATGCCGTGCGCTAACACCTCCGCCTTGGCTTGCTTTGCTGATACATCGTAACCTTCCATTGCTTCGTCGTATGTCATGGTGATGTTTCTCCGTTGAGTTGTGGACCGCCTACGCGGCCCCTAGTAGTTGCTGAACTGCTTCTGTCATTGGGTAGCCTGAATTAGCTACTGATAGCTTACAGTCACCAAACGAACCTTCCTTTAAAACTACACAATCAAAGAAAGGATACGTTTCGGCGTCGTCGCGGTTTAACGCGATAATAAACTCAATATCCCAACCACGCTCACCAGTCTCCGGATGACATGTATAAATCTCATATAAGTTGAACATAATTAAATTTCCTTTATCATTTAGTTGATGAGTGCATATTAAGTATTGACATTTTAAAACACAATATCTTTTTGGAAATATTGAAACAGAAAACCATTCACGGAATGAATAGAGGTGTGTTATGCATAGGACGGTTGAGTATCTGTGGTGCCAACCCAGACTCTCACACCTACCCTTGTCAGTTCTATTTTGACACTGACCTGTGGATAACTCTGTTGATAACCTGTGGAAAAGCTGTGGATAACTTGGGCCGGGGGAGGGGCTGTGACTGCGGCGACTACGGCATGTCCTACCTAGACACAAAAAAGATCAAAATTGAACCTTAAAATAACCCCTAGTTATCTAACAAGAAACCTATATAACAAAAGGGTCTAAGCGGTGCAGAATCTGGACCGTGCTGGTACAGTTTAAAGGACAATAGAGTCTTATTAAAAATAATGCTTGACAAATCATCAAAAGTATGGTACAATAAATAGTATATTATGTCTTTAAAGATTCTTTACCGCGCCGTATAGGATAAATTTTATATGATAATTATTAAATGTATGTCATATAAGCACGGTAACGAGACTTTAAAGAGTCTTATAAGAGGTATGTATGTCAGATGTTGATAATCCTCCTCGCCGAAAGCGTGGAAGACCGCGTAAAAGTGACGTTACAACAGTAAAAAAAGGTAATCGCAACGCTGTTGGTCGCCCGAAGGGTGACGCTGCGGTCATTAATGAATACAAAGCACGGATGTTGGCGTCTCCAAAGTCAAGAAAAGTGCTAGACACTATCTTTGAAGCAGCTCTTGACCACGATCATAAGAATCAAGCAGCGGCGTGGAAGCTTGTTATGGACAGAATACTGCCCGTTGCAGCGTTTGAAAAAGATATTGTTAAGGATGGTGGCAGAAATGCCATTCAGATTAACATTAGCGGTGTTGGTGCGGTAGATGTTGGTGAACCTAAAATTATAGAAGGTGAAGTAGTAGATGAATCTTAAACATTTTGATCCTTCAGAGTTTAACTGTCAAGTAACTGGCACCAATAACATGGAAAAAGACTTCTTAGAGAAGTTAGACGAGTTGAGAGAGGCGTGCGGGTTTCCTTTCACGATCACCAGCGGGTATCGACACCCGACTGAGCATCCAATAGAGGCTAAGAAAGACGTACCCGGCACCCACGCTCAGGGCATCGCGGCGGATATAAAAATAACAAACGCCGTGTTTCGCCTTAAGATTGTAGAGGAGGCTCTTCGTCTAGGCTTTACAGGCATTGGTATTGCTGCTGATTTTGTACATGTAGATACACGCGGGACAACGCCTGTTATGTGGACGTATTAGTGGATCTTAATATAGAACTACTGCCTTGGCAACAAGATGTTTGGGCAGACAGTACTAGATTTAAAATAGTTGCAGCGGGACGACGTACTGGTAAGTCCAGATTAGCTGCGTGGATGTTAATTGTTAACGCACTACAGGCGGATAAAGGTCATGTATTTTACGTCGCACCTACTCAGGGACAAGCCAGAGACATTATGTGGTCCACCCTGTTGGAACTGGGGAATCCTGTTATTAGCGGTAGTCACATTAATAATTTGCAAATTAAGCTTGTCAACGGTGCTACCATTAGCCTAAAAGGTGCTGACAGACCAGAAACAATGCGTGGTGTTAGCCTTAAGTTTTTAGTGCTAGACGAATACGCAGACATGAAACCTGACGTATTTGAACAAATCCTGAGACCTGCACTTGCGGATCAGAAGGGTTCTGCGATGTTCATAGGAACACCTATGGGTCGCAACCATTTTTATGAGTTGTACAAATATGCGGAGTTAGACGATGATCCGACGTACAAAGCTTGGCACTTTACTTCTTATGACAATCCATTATTGGACCCGGACGAAATTGATATTGCTAAAAGGTCTATGTCTTCTTATGCGTTTCGCCAAGAGTTTATGGCGTCGTTTGAAGCGCGTGGGTCAGAGATGTTTAAGGAAGACTGGGTACAGTTTAGTGAGGATAAGCCGGAAATAGGAGATTACTACATTGCTGTTGACTTGGCAGGCTTTGAAGAAGTCAACAAGAAGAAGACTAAAAATTCCAAGCTTGACGACACAGCGATCGCCGTGGTTAAGGTCAATGAGCATGGTTGGTATGTTGACAATATTATATACGGTCGATGGTCACTTGACGAGACAGCACTTAAAATATTTCAGGCCGTTAGAGATTACCGTCCCGTATCGGTTGGAATCGAAAGAGGTATTGCTAAACAAGCAGTAATGTCTCCTTTGATGGACATGCAGAAACG